TGGTCTTGCGTCGCAAGGCCGTTACCTTCTTGATCTTCTGGCAACGGAAGCACTTATCGTCGTAGACGCAGGCCGCTAGGTTGCTTTGGCAACCACGCTCGTGCCGTTCGCCCTCGGCGTAGACGGTAGTGGGTAGAGTCCAGCTCCGGTTCATCATAGCTCGATAACTCCCGGCCCAGGCAGCGCGAGCAGTGCGCCCACGCGTTGAGTGAGTTGTAGCTGCGTCGCACCGCGCATGTCGAACTCGATATAGCGCCCGCGACCTACTTCGGCCAGGTCGGACATGAAATGGCGGCCTTGCTCGTGAGCATCGTCCATCGGACCAATGTAGAGCGCGTCGATGACGCAGTTGGCGGCAATAAGGGCGGCTTCATCGATTGCCGCTTGTGGATTGTTCGGTTCGCCATCGCAGATGACAAGGACGTGGATTGGCTCAAGCGCGCGAGCGTGCTGGAGAGCGCTATGAAGCGCCGTTCCGCCACTTGGGTTGTCGAGGTCAGCGGGCGAGCATTCCCAAACACGATTGTTAAAGGCCAGGAGCTGCAAGCGCGCCGCGTGAGTCTCAAGCGCGATCTTGAGACACTCGAATCGCGACTTGCCCTCGATTGCTGGCTCGCGCATCGAGCCGCTCATGTCAGCGACGCAGATGTCCTGCCCATGCTTGCCTAGCTCGGCGGCAGTACCTTCTAGTTCGTTTCTATTTATCTGTAGTGCTTTTGACATTAGCTTGTAACCTAATGGGGGCGGCCCTAGAGGCCGGTTATACGTTCTCAATCGACTGAAGTCTCGCTCGCCTCGCCACGTGCTCCGCTTGCTTCTGTTGCTTCGGGGTGGGTTCGAAAGTGCACGATTCCATGTGCTCCAACATACCCATCCAGTAGTTAAATCGCTTGCCGCAACCTCGCTGGCAGGCCCACTCGGCGGCCTTTGCAACTGTAGGCGAGAAGCGCCGAGTCTCAAAGGCGATTCGTGTATCAAGCTCACTCACCTTTGCGAGGAATTTCTCTCGCTCGCTAATAAGCGGCGCAACTACTTCCTTGTAGTAGCAATTGCGACAGCGGCCCTCGAACATGAACTGCACAGCATCATTGCAATGCGAGCAGATCTGCATCTTGCCGTTGCGACTAACGTCGCTTGCGAGCTCATCCTTGATGGGGACGCCGCGGAAGTGACCGTTTTTGGCGCCGCCACGCGGCGTTGCTATACGTTGCTTGCGCGCTTGCTCAAGCTCCTGCGAGGTCATCTCACGACACATCTCACATTGCTCAAGCGGCTTGATAATGTCGCGGGACTTGCACTTGCACTCACTAACGTGAGCGCCACACTTGCAAGCATGTATATGGTACGGTAGTGGCTGGATGCTCATGACCTCACATCCTCCTCAAGCCGCTTATAAAGGGTAGCGCCATCGGTGAAGCGCACAATGACCGTGTTCGTCGCCTTATACAGCGGATAGAACACAGGCCGCCCCTGGTCGAACGTATACCACTCGCCCACATGTTGTCGCGCACGACGAATCCATTGTACGGACCGAACTTTGTGCGCCAGTCGAGAAGCCGGAACCTCTAATCCTTTGACGTTCATCTGCAAGCTCCTTGTTAGTGGCGGCTTACGTGCCGCCTTCGCTCGCCGTTCCCTGCGGCAACCATTAGGCTACCATACCGCTAGGCGAGGCTCAAATTAGAAATTCTAATATAGCGCTATTAGCCGCGCTAATACTAACCGGCTCGTTCCCTGCAAATTATCACTAGCTCACGCCGGAATCTATATCCCCCGATAGCTATTTCGCCTTCGCTACAGTTAGTATTTCGTCCATACTCACTGGTTCGGGCCTCGATTGTACCACTTGATTCTCGTCTACAAGCGATATTCGTGGCTTCTCGGGTGGGGGCGCAACGTTGCTCGGCACGCCGTTGGTAAAGACCGGCGGCTGAGTTATATCAAATCCGTTGCGTAGTAACCACTCATCCACTGCTTGCTTCACCGCTTGGTTATACGACAAGCCTAGCTTGCCACTCACCGTTTGTATCCCTACATATGCTCCCCACTCAAAATACACATGCACATCAAACTTAGCCCTAGCCATTGGACTCCTCCTTTCCTAACCTCACTGCGAAATATTCCGCGAGCGCTCTCTTTATAATCTCACTCTTTTGCAGGCCGAGCCTAATCGCCTCACTTTCTATCGCCCTATAGTATTCCGGCTCTAATGCCAAGTGTAGATCATGTTTTGGCTTTGCCATTTGCTAGCCTCCTGTATTGTTGGGGGTTAGTATAGCGCGCGGCGGGATGGAAGTCAAGACATGCTAATAGGGCATCCTATATATAGAATTTCATGGTAGGTAGGTAGGTAGTGTGACCCCCTACCCCTTGCCTTTCGCTCTCCCGCTCTCTCGCCACTACTCTCTGCACCTCTCTACACGTTTCTTTACCACTATCGCTTCCACTATCTATATTCTATATATAATTTATATATGTTATGAAATGGAAAACGCTTTGCAAGCCACGTGCCAAGCGCGGGGGAAAGAAATAGCGAGACCCCCCCCTCACACTACCCTCCTACCTAACATTTTATATACCCTAATGAGTTAGTGTTGTAAGTACTACTTGCACGCGCTATCGCTAGGCCGCATATCGCTATTTGGCCCTGGCCCGCCGCGCGGCGCGAGCTACGCTCGGCAAGTGCAAACTCGCCTATAAGCCGCTTGCAGGGCGCTTGCGCCCCTGTATTAGAAAATTTCATAGGCGGCGCTGGCCGAAAGCGCTTCCATTACATGGCGCGTTCGGCTAGGCTTGTTCCTAGCGGCAATTGAGCCGCGAATAACCAAAGGGCGCTAAGGGCGCCTAGGAGATTGAAAATGGCCGATAAGAAGGTAGTAGAGGCGAAGAAGGCTGCAGTAAGGCTTATGATCGTTCCAAGCGAGCTGCGCTCATACAAGGGTGCGGGCGGCAAGGAATACGATCAGGCCGCGCTTAAGGCCGCTGGTCTGGTAACTTCGCGTATAGTCGCCGTTCCTATGTTCGCGACTAGCGATTTCGAGACGCCAGATACGTTCGCGGCTGCGATCCCGCGCGTTCTCGGCGAATGGGCGCATATCAAGAAGCAAGGCTTCACTCACGCCAAGACTACGAACGCGGCAGTAATCGAGGCGAACGGCGGCTCGGATGAAGTTGAGCTTGCCGACGCTACGCAAGGCGAACCTGCTCTTTCGTTCCTGCACGACATTATCAAGAGCGGCATCAGCCTCGCGCATCAACAGACCATGGGCCAGGACATGCGCAAGGCGGCAGAGGCGAAACTCGGCGCGCCTAAGGCTTCGGGCGGCAGCAAAACTCGCGGGCTTGACGCCTAGTTACTAGAGAGAGGGCAGGCTAAGAACCTGCCCTCTTTCTTTATCCCATAATTATCAAATTCTATAATTTTCCAATGCGCCAGCTATAGAATTATGAAATTCCACAACCCGCCGGTGGGTCCCAAGGGACCGGCCTCCAGGGGGCCCCCGAAGGGGGAGCCACACGCGGTACAAAGCACGGGCGATAAGTCAGTGCAATCGGTCAGTGTAATTGTTAGTGCAAGAGCAAGCGGGCGAGAGGCAATAGATATGGGGTATTGACTTCGTGAGCGCAGTGTGCTATCATCCTAATAGTGAAGAAAGTCCCGCTAATAGGGCGCCGTAAGGGGCCGCCCCGCGCGGGGGGTTTATCATGAGCCAATGGCAGCCAAGAGTATTTCGGCCTGATCATATAAGGTGCGTCCGCCTTTACTGGCAGGGTTATAACGCCGGAGAAATTGCGAACTTTACTGGGCTGACGCAGCAGCACGTGACGCTCATCCTTAACACGGACGAAGCCAAGGCAATGCTGGCGCAACTCAAGTCGCACACTATCAACTCCATTGATGAGGTCCAGGACGAGGCTCAACTGGCGGCCCCGCTCTGTATGCGAGAGAAAGTGCGACTCGCGTTGGAGTCCTCAGACGAGCGTGTGCGCAACGTCGCGTGCAGTGACATCCTAGCAATCGCAGGCCACAGCCCCGTCAAGCGCGTTGTACTTGACCGCCAGCCTGCCGACGCTACACAGGTCGAGGGCCTGGACGAGAACGCAATCCGTAACGACATTCTAAAGGATCTATTCACCGACGGGCCGCAGAAGCCGCCGGAAGGAACTTTACTGAATTAGGCGCTTTTCGCCGCTACGCCCTAGTGCCTCGCCCGCACTACCACACTTGTATTTGGCCGTTTCACAAGTAAAATAGAAACGGCCACTTTGTAGGGGGATACGTGGCAAGGTTACGGCTCGATAGCTTTCCTAGTAAGTTCCCACTCAACTACGTTGAGAAGACGCTCGCGCGGCTACTGCCTACGCCTGAGCAGGTGGCGACGCTTAATAAGGACCAACTGGTAAAGCTCTGGACCCGCAAGTCGCAACTCAAAGCAGAAATCCTTGCTAATCCTACCAAATTCTTTATCCCTAACGAGGGTGGTCAACGTGAGTACATGGAGTTTGACGCCCCCGAAATACGTGGCCGGTACTTCTTCGCGGGCAACAAGACCGGCAAAACTACAGCTACGTGTATTCGCGTCGCGGAGCACATGATCGGCCGCCCTTTATGGGGACCACCAGGCTCCAAGCGACGATTCAACCATCCCGTCCCCTGCATCGGTGTCTACTATACTGAGGACTTCGCCTCCCATGAACAGACCATAATCCCTACCTATCTTACTTGGTGCCTTCGTAGTGAGATCCTCCCGAACGGCCTCATACGCAACCAAGCAGGTTACATCTCACAGATTGTCCACAAGAATGGCTCTGTACTTTACTTTCGTACCTACGACCAGGGCTACGAAAAGGCCGAGGGCAAGGACTATCATGTCGCAGCATTCGACGAACCACCCCCAAGAGACACCTACACTGCTGTCTTTCGTGGTCTCGTTGCTCTTGATGGTGTTCTTTATATTGGTGCTACATTACTTAAAGAGCCCTGGCTGTACGACGAACTCGCACATCCCTTCATCCGAGGATTCGCGGCTGATATCTATCAGAATAAGTGGCTGGCACAGCGCGCTTTAGAGGCCTTTGTCTCGGTCCTAGATGAGACAGAGAGACTCGTCCGCGTCGAAGGCAAGCCACTCAACCTCGTCGGCCTTATATACCCGACCTTCAAGGATGCTGAGCCTTTCGTTGTTCCACACGCTATCCCCTGGGACGTCTATCGCGAGCGGCCCTATCCTATAATCATGGGCGTCGACCCACACGAGCGGAAGCCCTTGCATATTATGTGGGCCTGGGTCCTGCCCGACAACTCTATCTTGTGGTTCGACTGGGCACTTATTGTTAACGAGTCCATCGACCATGTTTTCAAGTCCCTTGAGCAATATGACCTCAAACATGACGGTCGCCCCGTTGTGTGTGTCATGGACCCGAATCGCGGCCCTGCTGTACAGCTCGGCGGCTCCTCCTGGCAAGAGGAGTTCGAGGCCCACGGTTATAGTGTCGAGCTAGGCAACGACGACCTCACGTTTGGTCATACCAAAGTTCGCCAGGTGCTCAACAGTGGCATGATGCGGTGGACGGACCAATGCCGCGGTGTCGCGGGGCCGATATATCAAATGGGTCGCTACTCCTGGGATGATTGGCAGAAGACCAAAACAAGCCAGCGGCGTACTCTCAAGGAAGCTCCACAGGAGAAATATAAGGACTTCCCTGATGTCATTCGCTACGTTGCGATGGCCGACCTGAGCTTCGACCTGCTACGCAACCACAATACCGTTATAAGCCTTCGCGATACGAACGAAGTGAGCCTGCCCTATCAACGAACCCCTTTAGCTATGACTGCACGTCCAACAATGCGACGCCCGCGAGGCTACGTTTAATAAGGAGAAGATTATGCCGCTCAAGAAGGGAACTAGCAGGAAAACCGTCAGCCGCAACATTCGAGAGATGATCAAGTCGGGGCATCCTCGCAAGCAGGCCATCGCCGCGGCCCTCAGTGAGAAGCGACGGAGTCGCAAGGGTAAGAAATAGTGATTGTCGACCCAAATAAGAACTCAGCGCAAGCGGGACAGCAAGCCTTTATTGCTGCCCTGGTTGCTCGTGGCAAGCGCGTCGGTGATATTGACATCACTAGACCGCAAGAGGATGCCATCGTCAATCACGTCCGACGTGACTTTGAAGATGGCTATTCCGAGGGTGCTGAGTTTCGCGCCAACATGGTCGAGATGAATGAGAACTGGCGCAGCTCGACTACAGAGAAGGACTTTCCATTCGAAGACTGTGCTAACATTCGCGTACCCTTTACTAGCATCCAAGTCGAGCAAATGAAGGCTCGCATAATGAAAGCCCTATTCGGGGGCCGAATATGCGAACTCTCATCGCTCGACAAGGTCTTTACCAAAGAGGAAATCGACGACTTCAACGCCTGGTTCACCTGGGAACTCAAGAATATAGTGGACATAGAGAATCTCATGAGAGATATTCTCCACTATATACTCCTCTACGGTCTCGCGTTGCCTATCCCGTCGTATGAGCACGAGGAACAAGAGCTACGTTCCTTCCGCCGCTTTGACCTGCCCGATCCTGCAAAGATTGAAGATACCATAACTGAGAAGCTGCAAGCGATTGTCCAAGAGGTTCCTGGAGATACCATCCTCGAGACCTCCGATTATGGTGTCTTCAAGCTAGAGAAGGGCGGCGAGATACGCTTCTGTATTCGTGAGTACGACAACAGCCAGGAGCTCGTCGCCGAAGTTCGCAGGAAGGAGACTACTTTTGATGGCGTCCAGGTTGTCAACACACAACTCGAGGACTCCATCGTCATCAATAGCCACTACGACATAAACAAGATTCCCTTCTACGGCTCGCGAATGTGGATCAGCCCACTCGACTTTGTAAAGGGTGTTCGCGACGGCGTCTACCGCAAATTCACCAATGAGGAACTGATTACCATCTGCTCGGGGGCAGATGTCAAGACCCCTGACTTTGTGCAGATGGAAGAATCCGACCTCATGGATTCTGAGAAAGGAACAGACTCACGTGACATCTCAGGTTCTACGCCAAGTAGGAAGTGGATTGAGGTCTATCGTTGGGAAGGTTGGTGGGCGCTTGATGAACTTGACGAGGGGGCGATCGAGCGCTATCTCCTGGTCCCCAAGCAGTATGTCGTCTGGATCGCCGTCCGCACTCGCCGAGTTATCAAAATCGCCCAGCTTGAAGATCTTAATAAGGATGCAAAACGATCGCCTATTAAATTTGACTTTATCCGCGAACCGAATCGTTTTTATTCCATCGGACTCGCGGAGTGGATACGCCACGTCCAAGCCGAACTAGACGCCATCCACAACCAGCGCCTAGATGCCGGCATCATTACCAACGTCCCTTGGGGCTTTTATAAGCCGCTGGCTGGCTTTAACAAAGAACTCCTCCAGATCAAGCCTGGTATCTTCCAACCTGTTGGCGACCCCAGTGCCGTCAACATGCCCCAGTCCAACTGGAATCCCATCTGGTCCTTCCAGGAGGAACAACTTGTTCATAGCTATGGTGACTTGCAGGCTGGCCAACCTGGGCCAGCGATTGGTAAGCCCACGGCGAAGCGTCAATCGGCAAGTGAGTTCGTAGGCACCTCGGCGGCAATAGACCTACGCACTGGTGAGATAGTAGAGATCATCCGCAAGGCATTTGAGAATCTCCTCTATCGTATCCTCGGACTCT